AGATATAATATCGTATCGTTTGAGAGTTTGAGTCTCTTTCGAAATCGGTAATTCAATTCTTATTTTATTCTTATCATCGATAATGCTAAGAATGTTTTTTATATTATTTGCTTGCTGACTCATTAGTAAACTTCTTAAGTAATTTATAATAGTTTATTGATTCTTCAACTGTTATTTCTTTAAAATCTCCAAAGGAGAAATTGCTCTCTTTCATTAATATTAATTTCAATTGATTAAGGTAATCCTGACTATACTTACATACAAGAATTAGTAACTTATAAAACTTATATATATCAAAAGAGAAGTCACTTTTAAAATCTTTATTCTTATGATTAAAAATCAAAACTTTGTTGAGATTTAAAATAAAGGAAGTGTTAATTATATCTAGTAACTCTTTGTATGTTTTTAAAGAAATATTTGTTGCTATTTCTTTTACGTAACTTACATCAATATAATTACCGTTTATTTGTTTTATAGAAGATAATTTATTAATATCAAAATTACTATCTACTATGCTAGGATATCCAAGGGTAAAATTAATATTATTAATATTTACTGTTATAACTTTATCTTTAGGAATGTTGGGTATAAAATCATTTTTAGATATAATAATATCCCCTTTGAATCCTGGTTTATCAATTTCAAATGCTACATCCTCTTTACTATTATAAATAGTATTTTTTACGATTTTGAGTATTTGTAAAATATCTCCTTTCGTACTAAAAAAACTAAAAAGAGATTCGAGGTTGTTTGTATTTAAATATTTGGTAATCTTTTCTACATCACTAAATGTTAGTAAGGACGACATCGTATCTATTGAATTTCCATTTTACTCTTTGTTCTATAACTGAAGGATCAGCTGCATACTTATAACTATCTTTGTTTTGAGTATCCACTGGAATGCAGTCATAAAATGTATACATTTTTCTAATTAGAGTACTATCAAATTTAATATGTCTACCTAAAAATACAACTTGTATATTAGTGTATAAATCTTGATTAAAACTACCATATCGGGAAATCAAACGAATCCATGGCTTAAAAATTATATCATTTAAGCTCAAATTGGTATCATAAAACGTTGTAGTTAGCCCTGTTGTATCTAAGTTTCTTGCTGAGTTCACAGTAATAGGAATGTATCCATTTGATTTAGATTCATGTTCTAGTACTTGTGTAGACAAACTATCATCTGGTATATCAACTCCTATAGTAAGGGCTTGAATATTACTACGTTGAAATTTTTCTTTCGTCTTATTGATTCCAACTCGCCTATCATTAGAAGATTCTCCTATAAAGGCATAAAGATCATCATTTAAACTACTAGGTAAATCATATGATACATAAAACATATTTGAATCAGAAATAGTCGTATCAAATTCAAGTAAACGATTGTAAAACTCTTGTATCTGACCTACAGGTGCATCGTTTGATTGATATTGTATGCCTTTACTCATTTAAAATATTTATAAAAAAAGCTCGGCTTTCGCCGAGCTTTGCGTTAATATGAATACTATACTTTACTGTCCAACAATCTCTTCGAAATTAACATCATTGTTAACCGCATAGAAGTTAACTAGGATGAATTCAGCAGCACGTACTGGTTTCAAGTAGATATCTACAACCAATTCGTTATTCTCAATTCTTGCAGATGTATTATTTCTTTCATCACATACGATCAAGTAATCATAAACACCCTCTGTTTGCTTACAATTCTCGAAGATAGGAGTTAATGTATTAACAACCTTTGTACGTGTTAAGAATGTATTTGGCTCAAAGATAAAGTACTTAAGAGTTTCTCTTGTACGTTTCTCTAAGTCTAAGAATAATCTACGAACGTTAACTCTGTCAAAGGCAGTTGGCTTACGTTGTAGTGTTTTCTGACCAAATACAATAATACCTTCATTAGGGAATTGAGTTACAGGATTGATTGCAACTCTGTATAATTGATCTCTTTGACGTTGAGTAGGACTAATCGCAATATCGGTAGCTGCAGTAACAATACCTCTTGTGTAACCTGCAGGGGCATACCAAGGAGCGAAGTTAGCATCATTACGAGCGTAAATAGCAGCTGCATTACCAGAAAACGGAATCCAGATTTGTTTATCTGATGTACCATCATAAACTTTAATCCAGTTACCATAAACTGTTGCATAGTTACTATTAGCAGCCCCGAACTGATGACGTAACGGCCAATAAACATGTTGACTGAAGTTCTTTGACTTATCATCTAAGATCTTAGAATCATCACCTTGTACAACAATATTACGTAATGTATCTGCAATAAAGATATGATCCTTACGGGTCTCTCTAGCAAACTGTTCAAATGTATTGAATATAGTTCTGTATGCATTTCTAATATTAATCGCGCTACCTTCAACAGCCATATTCTCATTAAGAGTATAAAAACCTGTATTTGCTGTAGCACTACCAAGATTTAAGTAAGCAGTATCTTCAAATGCACCAGCTGCTACTAAAGTAGAATCGCTGCTATATTCCTTGTTAACCCAAATAGTACCCAAACCAGCTTCAATTGTAACATCAACTGGAAACTGATCTACGTTAGATGCAATCTGGAATATACGATCTAATTTGCTAGGAATGCTACCTAAATCCTTAGAAGTATTCTTAACGTCAGCAAAAGCTCCCAAACCAACAATACCACCCGCATTAGTATAGTTTGTAGCAGATCCTAGTTCCCCGTCTCTGAATGCTTCGAGAATCTCTGCAGTTTTGTTGGAGTAACTATTTTCTGTATGTACTCTAACAAACTTTCTAGGTGCTTCAGAAATAGGAGAAGTCCAGTCCCCAGTATGTTTACTGATGTAAGGATTAACCAACACCTTGATATTCGCAGAGGCATCATCCTGTTCTTCAAGGAAGAACGACTTTCTTTCACCACCGTTTTCGTTTTGTACTTTTCTGTAAGAATTAAGAGAACCTGTATAACCTTCAGCTAAGAAGTAACTTAACTTAAGATCTGTATTAGAGAAAGGTGTAACACGAACTTTAAATAACCCAAGAGCAAGCGTATCAACGAAATCTGCTCCCTGAATATTAAACTGTGGAATTTCTTCTAATGTTCTGCTTACGTTACGAGCGTTGGATGTACTAGTTGCACTTAAGCTATAATCTAACCTAGAAGTTGGTACAGTGGAAAAATCAGCTGGTTTCTTTGAACCTGATGTAGCAGCTACATACTGATTAATCACTCCATCAAAATTAGTAGCAGGATTAATATTAGCACCATCAATAACACCTACATAATAACCTTCAAAATTATTATTAACTGTTGTTTTGGCTTTGTTTAGTACAACAATACCAGCACCATCTAAGGCGTTAGCTGCTGTTAATTGACCGGACGAGAAATCCTTAGTTTGACCTTCTGCAGCAGAATTAGCCCAAGTCAAATTACCTTGTAATGCTTGATTATACGCAGCTTGATCAAGCTCAACTAAAGTAGGACTACCAATAATATAGTAATCACCTGCAGAAAGAGATGTAGCATCTCCACTTAAGTTTGTAAAATCAGCACTATAAGCAACTGCTTTAACTATATCGTTACCAGAAATAGCGCTAAACGCTGTAGTAATTGCACTTCCAGAAAGTGCATTAGTATCTTCAGTACTAGCAGCTACAACCGTAGTAGTTGTATAAACTGTGTTACCAGAAGAATCTTTAGTAATTAATTCAATTGCAACATTACCACTGGATTGAGTATTTACTACAGTACTACCAAAATCTAATCTAAGATCAGCTCCACTAGCAGTAAAGGTGAAACTTGATGTTTTAGGAGAAATAACAGGGTATACCAATGCTGTATATTTGTTACTAGCGTCGCTCAATCCATCACCAGTACCATAAGGTAATCTTGATACATAAACGTTTGCGTCACTGTTAAAAACCTGCTTTACACTGTGATAAAAGTATCTTTCAGCTGAGTTAGTAGGTTTACCGTAAATTTCTTCAAAATCAGAAAAAGTACCGACATTCAACACTTCATCTGTTGGTCCTTGATTGGAAAAACCAGGAATAAATACACTGGTTCCAAGAGGAGCTGCAGGTCTCTGTGTCAAGTCAATTTCTCTGATTTCAATTCCAGGAGATTGTATAGTTCGTCTAGACATAGTTGTAACTTTCTTTAATTATTTATTGTTCCTTAATGGAAAGTTAGAATTTATTATTAGTTGAAATCTACTAGAAATAGAATACAATATAAATATATGAAAGGTATTATACTTGCTGGTGGTAGTGGAACTAGGGTTTACCCTACAACTAAAGTTCTCTCCAAGCAAATTCTACCTGTTTATGATAAACCCACCATATATTACCCCCTATCTACCCTTCTGAGACTAGGTGTAAAGGATGTTTTAATTATATCTAATAAATTACATTCATTCTTTGACCTACTAGGAGATGGTTCAAATCTGGGTATCAATATTACATATAAGGAACAAAAGCAACCTCGAGGTATAGCAGAAGCTCTTATCATTGGTGAGAAATTTATAGGTTACAACGATGTAGTATTAGCTCTCGGGGACAATATTTTTACAGGAGTAAATTATAACAAATATAACACTGGGGCTACAATTATAGGTTATAGAGTTAGTAATCCACAAGATTACGGGGTAGTAGAATATAATAATGACTTTGAAGTTACTAACATAGTAGAAAAACCAGACAACCCTAAGAGTGATGTTGCAGTTACTGGACTATACTTTTACGATAGTTCTGCACCAGAAAGAGCAAAAAAACTAACTCCTTCTAATAGAAATGAACTAGAGATCACAGATTTGAACAAAAGCTACCTAGAATCGGGTGATTTAAGCTTGTCAGTATTGAATTCTGAGTATGCTTGGTTTGATACAGGAGATACCGATCAAATGTTTGAAGCTACTATGTATATAAAGAGTATACAGAATCGAACCAATCAAATGATTGGTAGTATAGAATTAGAATCATTTAAAGCAGGTAATATTGATAAAGAAGAGCTAAGTAAACTCTTATATAATATGCCTGAATGTAAGTATAAACAAAGTATAATTAAAGCAGCTTCGCTTCCATCCTCGTAAAGCTAAAGTTACTAGATGAGGTAATTTCGTTACTCTCTCCATAATTCCAGCTAATCTCAGCTAAAGTTGTAGGAAACGCACCAATATAATCAAACTGAATCTTTCTATTATCATACTCATCTAAGCCAAAAACTGTAATATTAGAAGAATATGCTCTAAGATATTGCTCTCCAACAATATCGATAATTTGATCATTATTAAAAATACCTGTCTTTACGTCATTTAGAAGATCTAACCACTTATATATTACCCAGTAGTTCTTGTATTCGTTATCAATTTTAAAGTTGAAAGAAAAGCTACTAGGCGCTGTTCTCACATGTGAACTTACCTTTACACTCTGACCACCATAAGGTAAAGTAACTTCAGGTATATCAAATGATGGGGTCAGAGTACCAAAGATACTCATTTCTAAACTATTAGCATTAACTCTATTATTATTACGAGTTATAGTATCGTTTATTTCTTTTAATCCTTCAGGTAAGTTAAGAACTAAAATAAACTTATCGTTTCTGTTTTTGTTTAACGGGGATTGATTCATTGTAATACCTCCCAGCCATCAGCGATCATATCATCTATTTCACCGCGCTGTTCACCAATATTTATATCATAATACACCATACTCGGTGGTTCCCATGTATCTGATATATTTTGAGTTTTATAATCGTTTAGGAAACCCTTAAAATTTTGATGTACGAAATCTGATAAAATAATGTTTTTGGGTTTACCGTTATCATCAAGTTCGATAATTTCATAATATCTTTGTACGAGAGCATTATCTAATATCATTAACGCCCAGATCATAGCCATAACCTTATCATCATCATAACCAGGTTTAGCAGACCAAGTACCATTTGGTTTTCTTTGAAAGTTTCTTAGCTCTTCTACTAATTCTTTACTCCTAAAAGATATACACTTGAGCTCATGTACCCAATATCTCATATTAGTGACACCTTTGTACTTAGTATTAGTATGAGCATATACACCTAATCTATCAAACGCGCTTTTACCTGTCTTAGGACTGTAACTAACAATATTTGGATACCTATAAGTTTGATAAAGCAGATCTACTACTTGAGCACCGCAATTATTTCTTTCTATTAGAACAGGTGGAGCTCCCCAATGATGACATATTTCATACACTTTAGTTGTAAACTCAAATGGGTTAATCTTATTACTCGAATATTCTGCTACCTGTTTGATCTCTGTTAAGTCCGTAATATCAAATACTTGTATAACCGAATAGTTTTTATTTACACCTTCTGCGACATCTACACCAATAGTGTATATACAATCTACATCAGGCTCTTCCCATATTTTGTAAGCCCCTTCTTCAAATATATGTTTAGGGTCAGTAATTAAACTTTCTAATTTCGCAAAATACTCTTCATCGATAAAAGAATCACCAGTCTCTAAAAACTCACAATCAAACTCTTGTCTAAAAGCCTCTTCACTTCCTATAGATTGTATAGTCTCTTGTTTCCATTTTTCATCTCTACCTGGAATCTCATACCATAACATTTTTTCTGCATACCAGTTACTCTTTTTATTTTGTCCATCCATGTACAACTTATAGAAAAGATTATCTGTTCCATTAGGAGTAGATGCGATAAAAATTTTAGATTTTTTCGAAGAGGAAATAATTGGGTATACAGATTTCCAGAATGCGTCAACTAAGTTATTAGGAATGAAAGCTAACTCATCGAGAATAAGAACATTACAAGAATCACCACGACCAGCATCTGAACTAGTAGTACTAATACCTATACTACTACCATTAGCTAATTTCATAGAAGTTTTTCCATATTCTATTACACCTGGTTTGAGGTAGTTGGGTAGCATCTCATATGCTGTTCTGATACGAGAGAAAATATTGATAGCTGTTTGTTCTTTGTTCGCTACAACAAGTATACGCTGATCTTCTTGAAAGCAGGCTATCCATAGCGCATATATTGTCATCATTGTAGTCTTGCCTGTCTGTCGTGATGCTAGACATGCTACAAATCGATTATCGCGCAACGATCTCAATACTCTCTTTTGACTAGCGTAAAGAGGTATTCTCATCTTACCTTTATCTAGGTTTACAATATAAAAGAAGTTCTCTGCGAAGTATAAAATATTCTGCTTAGCCTTTTTTAGCTCGCGAACCATTTTAGGAGTCCACTCGAACTCCATATTAGCTGAAGGTAAACTTTTATTACCTAAGTAATATTTATCTTCGTCTTTTTTTGGCATAACTACTTAAAATATTTACGTTTTATATAATCAATTTCCGCTTGAGCTTCTTTATACTGTTTAAAAAGCTCTTCATTGACAGGGAATTTCATTATTGATTTACAAATTGGACATGCAGAAATAGGGTTCTTTATAATGTAATCAATTGTTAGCTGCAACTTTGAACCGCAACAGGGACAAGGTAAGCCCGTACCTATCATTTTCCAGAAATATTTTGAATTAGTAAATCTTCTATACGAGAAACTTCTTCTGGTTTATCTGTAATCTTGAATTTTAGTCGAACTTCAGCAAACCCTGCAGC